CTTTCAAGAATCATTGTGCGGTAATGAATGCCGCGAGCCGAGTATTCAGGGATGGCTCCGCCGAGCTCAAAGCCACTGAACTCGCCGCGTGGACCATTTAGATTCTTGAACTCCCAAGGGGAGTCGGGGAAGTGGTCGGAGTCACAGTACCGATCGATGGCTTCATCGTCACCGTTGATGGCGACAGTGTCGGCAGGCGTGACATGATTAATCAGGGAGGCAACAACGGCACGTCGAACACTGTTGAGAGGCCAAGTGTAACGGTCGCCAGAGTTCTGCATGGTGGCCATGTTGCCATGACGGCTCCTAGAATTGAGCCGGCGCTCGATGTAGGCCTGAACGTAGTCCTCGGGAAACCCAGACCTGCGCATGACGTGGACGTCGAAGTTCAGGACACCGCCGTCGCAGCCGACATCCCAACGAGTTACGTCTGAAGTGTGGACGCCATTGTTGACGCGCCATCGCTTTTGATACTCGGCAATAAACTGGTCGGGATTCATGCGCCTGTAAAAGAGAAAATTGTCAGGGAAGGAGGAAATGATCTCGTCCTCCAAGAACAAGGCGAAGGGAGCGTCGGCAAGAGTGTGCATGATGTCATATTCATGGATTAATTGACCGGGAATTGCTTCCACCTTGTTGCGCTTCTCATCCTTCTTGATGATCTGGTTCTTGAGACATAATGATGATGTCGCTGGCAGTGCGAGAAGGATCATGGGCCTTGAGCTTGGACATCACTGCGGAGTAACTCCGCTTGGAAGCATACTCGTTGACAGCGCGCTCACAATACTGCTCGAATTTGGACGCGGTCCACATGGGAGGTCGCGGCACAAGCCGGTCATACTCGTCACACAAATCCTTCCGCGGGCACCGGAGCATGCGCTCGGCGTTGGCATTGGCAGACTGAGGGGTCAAGCGCTTGGCGACAGAAAGCAGATATGTGGTGGTGTCAGCCCGCTTGTGAACGTGGGGGTTGACAAAGGCGGTCTCCTTAAATTGGTCGGTAGCGCCCGTGGCGCCCGGGAGCTCGCGATGTTCCTTAGCATGAAAGTGGACCTCACGGCAAATTTCCTCCACCGGAGGTCCTGCGGAAACGATGTGGTCGTCAACCTGGCCGGCATCAGGAGTGGAGTCTTGCAGTAAATGGAAATCGACTGCGGGAAAGACGGATTGATACTCGGAAGCGGCAACGTCAGCTCCGATTCGAGAGAACCAAGGGAGAGAAGGCATGCTCCATTCCAAATGCCGGTAGAACGCCGACTTTACCAGAGACGAAGGAGTGGTGAGACTTGCAGCCCCACCAGAGCGGACCGCGCAAATGAGG